GTAGTTATAACTTCACTATTTAATAAGGATGAGTATAAATATTTATTTTATAATAGAAACGAAAGTTTAATGCTTTTTATTCATGAAAATTATGTTGGCAATAATAATGAAAATGCAAAAAACTATGGTTACTATTTTGTTCAGCGCGCTTATTAGTTAAACATCCATCATCGTAAAATCGTTAGCAAAACAACACCTCAAATTTAAATCAGTAATAGAATATATATTTTCTGGATTTATATTACTCCTAATAAATTCTGCAAATTCAACTTCTGGAGATTTATTAAAATCCATATAAGAAAATCGTTTCAAATATTTACACCTAATCGCATACATACCAAGAACACAATCATTATCCATAAATTTCAATGCACACACATTATAAAACTTTATATACGCGTCAAAATTATAGTTATTAATTATTTTTTGAAAAAAGTCATCATTTAATGTATAGTATCTACCAGTAAGTTTAATAATTAAATCGTCGTCTTTTATATCATATTTTTTTATTATATATTTTATATCTAATAATTCATTTACACCTTTGTGGTAATATTTAACACTATTGTTGTCTGTGTAATCAACTTTAACCGGTAATTCATCCAAATATGTTTGTCTCAATCCATTATTTTCAACAATAATTGGTTTTATATCAGATGGAAGCAAAGATAGAGTTTTAGTTATGCTGTTTAAATATGTATCCTTTCTGTGATAGTAATCTAATATTCCTTCATAATTATTAATACTCGTTGTTATAATTAAATAAATCATAATAAGTATTGTTGTGCATCATTTATATCATTTATGTCACTTATAGTATTTATGTCTCTTATAATATTTATAATATTTATAACATTTATAACATTTATAACATTGAAGATATATAAAAATATTTTGATGTAATACTATATCAACCGTAAAATCATGGACGTAGATAAACTATTGAAAGCATTAGATAATGAAGATAATTCAAAATTTATAAATTTGACTACAAAAAAAATTGCTGAAATGAAGTTAGAGATATTAAAAGAATTACACATGCCGAAAAATGAAACAATAGAGATGATGCAAAAATTAAAGGAATACATGTATGTAGATGAGATGGGAGAACTGCGTTATGGTGCTTTTATAAGATGGATACCTATAAAAGACCCAGAGAATGTTTATTTAACTCCCGGAGGAATATTATGTGAAATAAAAGTGATGGATGGTGGTATTTTTCTCACATGTAAGAATTTTGCACACAAACATTTCCAAATCAAAATGGATGAATGTCTTATTTTTCAGAAACTAACGGGCCAAGAACAAGTATTACTGGCAGCAATGGATCATCTGGATAAGTAATTTAGTGTCTATGTTTTTTTGTTTTATTGCACGGACAATCCTTAAATAACCCAGGAATAAATTTACCAATTTTTATGAATCCAACTTCAACGGGTTTTAATCCGCGCTTTACAGTTGAAACCAGTTTTCCGCGGTTATAATATTTAACACTTTTGTGGCCCTTTCCCTTCTTAATTAAAACCTTGCGAACTGTTTTTTTACCACCGGTTTGATGTGTTTGTGTATTGGTGTAGTTAAAGGTTTTACCAGTGGCGCTAAAGCTATCAGACATTTATATATTTTGTTGAGAAAAATAAATAAATGAGTAATATATAAATGAAAGAATTATATGTGCATTTGTTTCATATTTTGATAGTTGGAGGGTTGTTTTTATATGTAGGAATTAAATCCACAAACACACCATCTTTTATGTATCCTATTTTGCTCGGTTTAGGTATAATCATTATTTTTTATCACGCGTATAAGACTTATCTTAAAGTTAATGCTGGAAAAAATCCNTGGGTNAATTTGTTTCACATNCTCATAGTAGGNCCANTGCTAATTTACATTGGCTACAATAAACAAATGACCCCAAGAGCAGCTTACGAGTTATTATTGATGCTCGGATTTGCNGCAATTGGATATCATGGTTATTATGCAATTATGAGTCATTGAATTTTTAATACGATTTTTCAACATAATTTATATTTTTGATGTTCCACATATTTATACCCAATATCAATTAATTCCTTACCTTGATTAAAATTCAACATATTATAACCTTCTAAATATTTTGAATTAACAAAATACTTATTTATTTCACCGTAAGGTGTTTTACAATTTTGATTTATTTTAGCCAACTGATTATTAAAATTATTAGTCACAACAAGAACCGTTCTTTGCAACATATCTTTTAATGAGGTAATCGGATCAGATTGATAAGGCATACCTTCATACGGGGTAATAAATGTAATGTTAAAATATGTATCATAATGTCCAACCTGTAGTAATTCGTTGCTTAGTGTTCCACCATCAGCATATAAAAAATTATTATATGTAATTGGTGGAAATAATCCAGGAATGGCGGAAGATGACATCAATAATAGAACTTTATTAGCGTCGTTATTTTCTTCAAATGAATATATGTCTAAATTACCCGTGTTCAAATTAGTCGCACCAATTAATGTATGCATAACAGGTTGATTGGGCATTTTATCAATAATAGACGATAATGTTTTATATAAAGGTTCAGTGTTTAAAATAGAAACTCCAGTTGAAGGTTCTAATTTATAAACCATATGGTTATTAATGTGTGAGTAAGTTTGTTCAGCAAATGCAATGCCTGATTTAATGTCAGAAAAATAAGAAAGAAACCCCGAATTTAACGCGCCGGCGGAAATTCCCGTATAAAGGTCATATTTTGAATTTTCATTTTCTGAAATTTTTTTGAAAATGCCTATTTCAACTGCACCAAATGACCCACCACCGCTAAATGACAGTTGATTAATAGATAAAGTCGTGCCTATAGTAGTACCGATACAAATTATTGTAAATAACGGACCCCACATTATTTAATATAAAAATATATTTTATATTTTTATATTTTATTATTGACAAATACTATTTACCCATTTTTTAGTAACAACGGCTTCTACGCTTTCAAGTGCGCCCTGGGTCCAACCTTGATTCATGCTGATCATTTCTCCCACAACAAGCATTCCCGGTAATGGATTTTGCGCTTTTTTAATAAAATCCTTACGATTCTTAAATGGGCCGTGCAGAGGTTCATAATAATGCGTGCCAATTGGCCAATAAAAATCCAGAATAGCATTTAGATGAAGAGTTTCTGCGGGAATTCCAAGCGCTTCTTCTAATAAATCGCAAAAATAATCTCTATTTTCCGGCGTATTTTCTAACCGGGGTTTTAACGATTTTGCGTCTTCGTTGTCAGTATATGCAATCATATAGACTCCTTTTTCATAATCCATGGGAATAATTTTCTTGAGTGGTCCTGGAACAATTGTTTGACCATGAATATATTGTTTCATAATCTGCGCAGATGATTTTGAAAATTTGCCATATAGTCGCAAAAATGTTTGGCCGTGAATCTGTTGATAAATGCTATTTTTTTCAGAAGCGCCAGGAACAAGGTTTAAAACACTGCTTATAGTCGTTGCTAGAATAATTTTATTGCACGAATAAGACACATCTTTATCTGTATGAACGACGTAATTGCATGGAGAGACGACTTCAATATTTGTAACATTGCTAGACACGCGAATATTTTTAAACCCAACTTTTTTAGAAATAGTTTCAACCAATTGTTTCCATGGGATATGTAGAGCAGTCCAGTTGCCGTAATTATCGTCAAACCCGTAATTATAAAGGGTATCATATACATCTTCATTTTCGTAGTCGGTATATCCAGAGCAAACCGTAAAATTTTTATACAAGTCGGCGCCGAGAATTGGTAGTGCAAATTCTTTAAATGTTTTCCTAACTGGCGTTTTACCGGATTTTTCTTTAAGTTCTTTTTTCAATATATATATTATTTTCTTGACATTGCACGGGGTGGAAATTGTTGCCGCATAATTATGTGAAACCTGGAAATCTTTGTATGGTATTTTCATCTCTCTTAATAAGTCAATTAACAGATGATCTTTTTCTTTGCGGCCAACGCCTGCACCATTAACAACCATAGTTCCTTGAAACATTTCGTTTCCGAGTCTTCCGCCAAGCCAGTGCCTTTTATAACGTTCAAGCACTAATAACTTGGTTTCTGGAGCCATTTGGAGAATTTTATATGCACTGTAAAGTCCTGAAATTCCACCACCAACAATAATTATATCATATTTATCGTGATTAGACATATAAATATAATAGATAATAAATAAAAAAATTTAACGGCGTTTTTGTGTTTTTTGTTTTCTTCCAATATTCATCTTTCTTACTTTCTTTGTGATTTCTACCTTTCTACCTTTAGTGCATTTAAATTTACCGCGACTTAACCCCTTTTTATTAATAACGCTTTTTGTGCATACACCAATTGCACGTGCTTCATTTTTTGGTCCGCCCAATTTTTTAATACAAGAGCATAGTTTTTGCGCCAACATATCTTCAGCGATTTGTTTTAGGTCTGTTTTATTTTTAGGGATCGGCATTGCATAGTAATTAAGAATTTTGGAATAGTCGGAATTGCTAATTTTATACGGCATTGTTGTGTTTAGAATATACAAATATTAAATTAATTTAAAATATAATGGAAATTACAATTACTGAAAAGGAAGTTGATGACCAATCACTTCAAATGAATACATCCATTCCTAAAAGGATATTTCAAACGCACAAATCAGTGCAATATATACGGTCTAAACCACAATTGCAGAATGCAATCAACTCGTGGAGACGACATGTTCCGGAATTCGGATACCATTTTTATACAAATGAAATGTGCGATGAATTTATGAAAACGGACATGGTTGAATTGTTTGGTGAAGGCATATATGAGGCATATAATAAACTACCAATGGCAGTAATGAAAGCCGATTTATGGAGATATTGTGTAATTTATAAATTTGGTGGAATATACGCAGATGCTGACACAATATGTAAGTGCAATCCAAACATATTTACAATGTATGACACGATGCTTGTATGCGCGCCTGAAAATGAACATTCATATTTATGCCAATGGTGTTTTGCTGCCCCCGCAAATTCACCTATTTTAAAATCAGTTATAGAGCTTTCAATAAAAAGAATTTTAGAAATGCCCGTGATAAAAGGAGAACATATTATTCATTTCTTAACAGGCCCGGCATTGTTTTCAGATGGAGTTGAAAATTATTTAAAAGAAAATAATTGCCAAATTTTTAATAATAGACAACAATATTTTGTATATAAAAACCCTACTATGATTTGCTTTAAATCTCAAATGTTTCACAATAATATGATACAACATCTATTTTTGGGTTCTCAAAATGATGGATGGAAAAGAGAACGTTTTGAAAAACTAATGTAAATGTTGATGAAATTTATCTATAAATTTTTCTCATAGACCACAATTTAGAGTAATGAACAACTTTCTGGTATTTATCTTGCTCATCATAATATCCATTATACATTTTTAACACTGCCACATTTTTATAAAGAATAAACTTGCTGTTATTTGATCTATTCCAAATGTGTTCTAATTCAATAAATTTTTTATCAGATTGATTAAAATATTTACTTACTAAACCAGGACCAGTTGGATCTACACAACTAGAACCATAATAACGATTTTGCACATTTACAACAATTTGATTAATTAAATTCATCAACATTTCATTTTTCGGCATAACAGCAATAAGAGCATTATATATATTATTTCCATCAATGTCCAACACCCAATGTTCCTTTTCGGTCAATTCAATTAACCTAAAACTATTCGTGCAAGAATATTTGATATCCATGTAAATTCCACCATTTATGTATAATACACAATAACGCCATAAATCGGCCTTATATGCGCCTGGTATTAATGAATCAAATGCTTTCACTACACTATTATCAAAGTTTTTAATAATAAAGTCTCTGCAATCATCGTCGTCAAACAAAAAGTGTTCAAATCGCGGATGTCTCTCTTTCAATTTTTCAACAGTAAATTTCATATGTGGTGGCAATTCTTTAGTATGCCACGTTTGAAAGATTTTTAAGGGAATAACACTGTTATATTCTGTTTTTTTATTCATTTTATATTGTTGAATTCTTCTTTGTTGAATTTTCATTATATTCATACTATTAACAAGTTGTTGTTTTTTTTCTTCAAGAGATACAACTAATTTTTCGCCGATTTTTCCAGATAACATAATGAATATAAAATGCACAAATATTAAAATTGTGCAAAAATAACTATTTTATCGGTATTTAAAATATACGACTATCTTAGATGCCTCTCAATAAATCAAAAATAGTTATATTTGATATGGATGAAACCATTGGATATTTTGTAGAATTTGGAATATTTTGGGATTCATTGAATAATTATATGAACTCTGGCCTTTTAGAAAATAAAAAACGGCTAGCACAAGAAGAATTTAATAAAATACTTGATTTATATCCTGAATTTATACGTCCAAATATATTAACAATATTTCAATATTTAAAATACAAGAAAATATCTAAACAATGTCAAAGTGTTCTGATTTATACAAACAATCAAGGGCCTAAAGAATGGGTCCAATATATTAAAAATTATTTTGAAAACAAGTTAAAATATAAGTTATTTAATCATGTCATATCTGCATTCAAAATAAATGGAAAAAGGGTAGAATTGTGTCGTTCTAGTCACGATAAAACAATGAAGGATTTAATAAAATGCACTAAAGTCTCTCAAAATACAGAGTTTTGTTATCTTGATGATACATATTATCCGGGAATGAACTACGATAACGTGTATTATATAAAGGTTAAACCATATATTCACGATTTACAATTTGACTTGATGATTCATAGATTTTTGCAAAGCAATATTGCAAAGGAATTTATAGATAAAACTAAAGAAGCAGAATTTATACAATTTATGACAAATAATATGAATAATTATACATTTATTTATTCTGGAAAAAACAAGGAAGAATATGAAATTGATAAAATTGTTACCAAAAAAACAATGGCGCATTTGCAAACATTTTTCAATAAAAATTCAAACTCTCCTCCGTCACCCCCGAGGCATAAAAAAACATTAAAAAATAAGATTTACAAGTCAAAAACTTTAAAGAACCGATAAAATATAAAATAGTTTTAATTCTATTTAAAACTAGTATTAGTATTATTAAATACTACATAAATAACTAATGTCAGTTGGTAAATATACATATGGTCATAATTATATTAATACACATTTTGATTTTGATGGTGGAAAATTAATAATTGGTAATTTCTGTTCAATTGGATATAATGTAAATGTCTGGTTGGGTGGTGGTCATAATACGCAATGGGTTTCTACGTATCCATTTGGTCATATAAATCAAAATGTGTTTAATGGATTTAATGGAATCGGTCATCCAAAAATAAAGGGTGATGTAATTATAGGGAATGATGTCTGGATTGGTGCAAATGTAACAATCATGCCAGGAACAAACATTGGAGATGGTTCTGTATTAGCAAACAACAGTCACGTGGTTAAAAATGTGGAACCCTATAGTATAGTCGGAGGGAACCCTGCAAAATTAATTAAATATAGATTTACAACGGAACAAATAGAACAATTGGTAAAGATAAAATGGTGGAACTGGGATGATGACAAAATAAATGCACATGTCCATTTATTGTGTAACGATAATATAGATGAATTTATTGTTGAGTCTTTAAAAAATTAGCTGCAATATTTTTTTGAACTATATTCTCTGCATTGCTCAAATACTTCATAAGTATTTGATTAACCGTGCTTGTAGTAAATAAAAATATTCCCGCACTAAATGCAATTTTTCTGTCTAAATCTGTAAATTTTAAATCTCTAAACGGGTTAAAACGCCACAGTAAAAACAAACTAATGTAAATTTTAACATAATAATCTAATTTCTCTATATATTGTGGCGCGCTAGAAAATAATCCAACTGCAAACAGTATATATAACAAATAACTTGTGACAATAAATATATTGAAGCCGGTATTTTGATAATTGATTAGTTTGTCTGAAAACATGAAAGAATTTATATATTATGTTGCGAATAAAATCATTTATTTATATTATAAATAGTCAAGGTCCTCGCACTTGCATCTTTTGCTTCTACATATCGCGGCATCCAAAAATATGGAACAACATTTTCTAACCCATGATAATGTTTTTCAAATATATTTCTGTAATAATACTTTTCGTCCGTGTTAGGAGGATTATGTTGAAATACATTATTTTTAATGGGAGAAGATGACTGTAAAACAATACTTTCTTGTATAATTTCATAAAGAGATCGCGTGGTTTTGCTGACCCCATCGCTAAATGCTTCCTTTGTTCTCCATAACACACAATCCGGCAACAACGCGCGTCCAATTAAGTTTGAATAATTTGCCTCGCTAAATGCGCTTCGCAATAAATATTTCTCACATTGTTTATTTCCCGGATGATACCGCAATAAAGGATGAATACTCAAATAATATTGAACCCAAGTTCTATCCAAAAACGGAGTTCTAGGTTCTAGGCCGTGTGATGAAATGCACTTGTCTGATCGCAGCACATCAAACGCATAAATATTTTTCAAAAGGCGCCGACATTCTTTATCAAATTCTAATGCATCTGGAGCGGCATGCATATACAAATAACCGCCACATAACTCATCTGAACCATCTCCATTAAAAATCACCTTTGCATCGCTATTAGCGGCAATATATTTTCCCAACAAGTAATTCCCAATACTTGCTCTTACCGTGGTAGTATCATAACTTTCAATTGTATATATTACTTCTGGAATTGCATTAATAAAGTCTTGTTCGGTCAATAAAATTTCAGTGTGGTTCGTCCCCAAATAATCTGCGACAATGCGAGCATATTTCAAGTCTTCCGAACCTTCTAGACCAATGCTAAACGTTTCCAATGGCTTATCAGAATTTTGCTTGTGACACTCATTTACAAGAGCAGTAACCAAACTGCTGTCCAATCCACCTGATAATAAACATGCAATTGGTCGTTCGGTAATTAGAACGCGTTTTTTAACAGATTCGGTCAAATAATATTGAATATTCTGAAGAATTTTCGGCAAATCATTTTGCGTCTCAGATACTATGCTTGAAAACCCAAAAGTGTGATATCTCACGTTTTCCTTTTTAATATTCCAGCAAGGAGAAACTGTAAATGGCATAGTAAATTTTGAATACGTTCCTGGCTTAAAATGTTCAACGGTATAATTTGATAATGCATCATTAAATTTTGTTAAAACTTTAAGCTCTGACGCGAATCCATAAATAGGGTCAAAATCCTTCACCAATATTTCTGATTTTACCCCAGAAACGTCGCTTTGAATATTTTTTGGTTTTAATATATACAATGGTCTTACACCATAAGGATCTCTAGCAACATATATTTTTGAGTTTTTATTATAAATACCAGAATCACACAATATAAAGGAAAAATCACCATCAAGCATTTGCAATGTTTGTTTCATACCATATTGTTTATATAAATGGATAATAATTTCGCAGTCAGACTGGGTTGTTGGTTCAACATCTATCATTTTATACAGTTCCTTATAGTTGTAAATCTCCCCATTGCAGATCAAAGCAACGTCGCCAATTATAATTGGTTGGTTGGATGCATCGTTTAAACCATTAATTGCTAAGCGATGAAAACCTAACATACATTTTAAAAATGTTTGCAATGTAGAAAATTCGGGTCCCCTATTTTGCCCTTTCATAAACTGATCATATATAAATTGTTGTTGAAAAAATGATGAATTATTCAATAATGAAAATATACCACACATATGACCTGTTATATTATTATACCTATTTTTCTTTTATATTGATTTTACATAAATTTTTGTAAAGTGTAGCAAATCTAAAATAAATTATATTTCATTATATTAATGACAACTCCAAGTTCCAAAGAATGTGCCTCCCAAATAACTAATTCCATTAATACGCGAATTTATGATAGAAACATTCCATCTCACATGTTGCAACCATATTTAAGCGTGAGACCTGTTATGACTAAATATTCTATTATGCCNATTGTTGATCCGCGAGCCCCTATAAAGACTCCTTTAAAACAACAACCGATTTATAACACAAACGAAGTTTTTAATCCTGGAAATTCACAATCGCCCTGGTCTGGATTTGCAACTAATATCAACACAGAATCCGAATTAAGGAATCAAATTTATGCTTTACAATCGTGTAGTCAGGCAGTTTATGTTCCTAGCAGCGATAGTGATTTGTATAAATTTAATTTCAAAAATACAAATAACAACAGCAACAATAATAATACACAACAGCCATTCCCCGGTCTGTTTCAGAAAGAACACTTTAGCCCATTTAACCCAAACCCCGAACACATTGGACAGGGGTTGTTTCAAAACTGCACAAGGCAACAGATAAGAGATTTACCACCCGGTAACAATAACTGCAATTAATCCCAATGTCCTGCACCACAAATTGATATTGCACCTCTATTTGTTGTATATAACGGTTACGATTTTCACGCATATTATAATTTTTTATTTTTTATTTTTTATTTTTTATTAATAATAAAAAACTATTAGTTTTGTTTTTCTACATGACCATTCTTATTTTTTTTTATTTCTATTTCTATTTTCTCTAACGCATACTGCCCACAAGGACCACA